TCCCCAATCTGATAATAGTTGTATGATTCTATTTCTACGTTGTATGTCATTCAATGATAAGTTAGTATTCTTACCATCTAATGCAAATAATTCTTTGAAGTGTACGATATAATACTTGCCTTGCTTGTGTAGAATATGACAAGATTGATATATCTTCTTTTCTTTTCTGGACGCTACTCCAATTCTTGTTAATGTTTCTCTGACTTTAAGGAAGTCATCTGGTTCGGATAAGGAAACCTCAACCATATCAGTTTGTTTCCATTGTATATCATGATCTACGCTCATTGCCACCTTTCCGTAATGAATATGAAATCTTATCGAGTTGATCCTTAGTAAGAATTCTTAATGCTTGAAGAGCTTTATCATCATTATAACCATAATACTCTTTGACCACATCAAGGTATTCAGTAGAATCCTTCTTCGACCAAGGAGAGAATCTCTTTCTTGGTTTCACACTATTTAGTAAAAAGTCATACTGTAACTTCTTAGGTAGATGCCATGACTTATTCATTTCATTTACTAATAGAATAGTATCAGTAAATGATGATAGACATTTGTTAATAATATAAGGTTGATACTTTTTTACAGCAACAGAATCATCATCCAATATATTCTTTTTGGATTGGTTCAGACTGTATAGGTAATCTTTCAGTTGGTACATTATTCCAGTGACGGATTACTCCGCTAATAATAAAACAGTTAGTGACGAGATAAGATACGAAAATAATAGAACGTACCAAAACAATGTAGTTGTCGTAGGGTTCAGTCTTTTCGTCAGAGAAACTACCCAATGCATACTTCCAAATCCTCCACATTTTATCCATTCAGTTGTTCGGGTTTGTTAGAGAATCCTAAAGTGCTACGACGATGCCACAATTCCTGAACACCTTCGTCTTCAAGTTCATCTAATTTATCCTGAATCTTTTTCAGTTCTTCTTCATTATACAGCCATGGTTGTTCCAACATGGCACGTAATACTTTTTTTGGTTTCATAATGCGTTAATTACTAGAGGTAAAAGTTGATGCTCACATTGCTGTACTGCCCTAGTGACAGACTTAACATCATCACCAGGAAGAATAGGTACTTCCTGCTGTTTTATTATAGCACCTGAGTCAAGGTGTTCGTTAACAAAATGCACAGTGCATCCTGTAGTCTGTTCACCTGCTTCAATGGCCTGCTCAATAGCATGGAGTCCCTTATACTTAGGTAACAATGATGGATGTAAATTGATGATCCTACCAGGAAATGCATCACAGAATTTCTTGGTCATGACTCTCATCCATCCTGCCATGACAATTATATCAACATTGTATGCTTCAAAGATCTTGATGATGTCATCTTCATGCTTACTAGCAATACGAACAGATGGAATATCCAATCTGTCTGCTCTCTTTGCAGCACCACAGTGCTTCTTATTATATACCATAAGCACGACTTGATGCTTAGGGCATGAGTGAACTATGTTCTCGAAGTTAGTTCCTTCGCCTGAACACATTACACCTAGTCTCATTTTTTAAACACTCCAAGTTTAGATAGTAACCACATTGTAACTATTGTCCAACCTATAATATACCACATATTCATTTCTCCTTGCTCCTATTAATAAGAGTTATAAATTTGTCATTGGCAAATGTACCAGCGAGACAGACATCTATCTCATCACCATCTTTCCAATTGACAGTGCCATCCTTCTTTGTATGCTGTAATGCAATAGCAATCTTGTCGATGATCTCTTGTGTTATTCTCATTGATAATATCCTGGATGGTATTGTTCTTGTGATTTATCAGATTGACTCCAATCTTGATAAGGTGGTTCTTCCTCACCAACTAAATGTTTGAAGTGTTCAGTATCAAAGTATGATGGTGGTAATGGTTTCACATTATCATATGCTCCTGCCATTCTCTTCTTATGTTCACGTTCATCTAACACTTCATTGATAAGAATCTTCAACTCCTTAACCATTTCAGGAGTATGTAACCTACGAGGTGTAATTACCGCACGAGGAAGAATTGGTTCCCCATTTTCATCATGGGGATAAATGTTATCACTACAACCAGGAGTAGTAGGACCACTCATCCCTTGGGTATCAATCTTACTCATAACTCATAATGGTTTTCCATATTTATCAAGTAACTTTACCTGATTTAAATTAGACTTCTCTTTCCTCTTAAGTTTTTTATATTCTTTGATGAGTTTATCAACTTCATCATTAGATACTTTAACCTTAAGTTTTTCCTTACCATGTTTGGTAATACCAAAACCCTCAGCAGCAGACTTCTCTGTGTCATCTATGTAATCATTAATCCCTTCTTGGATTTCATCACGAATGAGAGCATCAATTTGTGCTCGTAACAACTCATCACCATCTTTATTCTTACTCATCTTCTGGTTTCCTCCTTCTCTTTTTTCTCTTCTTAGGTTGTGGTGCTTGAACATTCCAACGGTTAGGAGCAACCATTCCTTTAGACTGTTCCATACCTATAAAATTCTTCTGATAATTATCATAGTAATAATCAAACAATTCAGAAGCCTTGTCTGCCATTGCAATATCATACTGAATAATATCATCAACCTTATACCATGTTAGGTATGCATTATAAGGAAGCTTAGTATTATTATCTTCATCAGGTTTACAATTCTGATGAAGAATTGATATGTTAGGAGTGTAATTGGTATTCAATTTACAACTCCAACCTCATACTTAGTACCTCCTCTACCACCCCACTGAATGTCCTCATAGGCTTCAGCAATAAGTTCTTGTGATAATGAAGGATACTTTGCTACAAGTCTTTGATCTTTTACAAGACAAAGTATCTCTGCTTCAGCAGGTAACAAAGTCTCAAGGATTTGTATAAAGATTGCCTCTCTACGAGTCTTAGAGAGCGAATCATTACCTCCTTGTATAAAGTTATAGAAATGACGTTGCTCCTGCCTTAGAGACGTATGCTCAGTCCCTGCAGGGGCATCGTTCTCTTTATAAGGAACCTCACCTTCTGGTAAAGCAGAACGAACAGTGTCATCAAAATTCCATATCATAAGAGACACTAAAGCATCGTTACGATACTCTTGTAGAAGTTCAATCTTCTTCTGTCTACCTCTAGTCTTGTTAACCAAGTCAAGGATTTCAGATTGGAAAGGATTCGGTGGAAGTTTTACCGTAGGAAGTGGCTTCTTAGCTTTAGTTGTCCTCTTCTTCCTCTTCGATCCACTCGCTAGAGTTACCTTCTCCGAACTCTCCCCCTGTCCAAGTGCTGCTGATGTTGTCGCCATGTTCAAATCGTAGTGCTAAAATTTCGTCGGGAATGACATTCCCATGTTGATCATACATCTCAGGATGTAAGTTGTCACGGTGATAAGGATTAGATTTAATAGCATGTGAATGTGCTAACCATCCTATCCCAAAACCAACTAATAAAGAAAGTATACTACTTATAGTAGCAAAAGTCAAGGTGACTATAAGAGTCTCGTTCATCATCCTCCTCTGAGTTATGGTGGATTCCTTTTAATGTCTAAGGAAAATTCAATGTAGATGTGAATCTCTCTTTTGAAGAAAGAAACCATCTGTCCAAAAATAAATTGAAATGACTTTGGTTCCCTCCTTTTCTTGACAGGTTTTTTGTTGCGGAGCATTAACTCCACGCCTTTATTTATTTCTAATTTAGGCTTTTTTTCTGCCTGGTTTCCTGTCGTGTTCATAACGTAGTGCGTCCTCCATCATACCATAAAGATACTTTCTGATTTTACGTGCCTTTGGTTTAGGTATGTGTCCATAGGACTCACGTAATTGTTGGTGCTCACTGTCACGTCCTCCTTTAATGTATTCATCTAATTGATAAACAGTGTCTCTAATTTCCTTAGCAACACTGCTATGAATAAACTCAGTCATGTCTGAACGCTTTAGTTTTAAACCCTTAGCGAACTGATAAAGATTTAAAACATAACGATCATTTTCAAAGACTTCATCTATTGCTTTATCGACAGCAATGTAAATGTCCATTAGTTTTCTAGATGTTTTTGCTCACGTAAAAATTTAATAGTTTCAGTACACCCACCAATCTTTTGTCCGTTAAATGTTACTTGAGGAAATGTTGCTCCTTCTCCATACTCCTCATAAAAAGATTCTCTTGTAAAATTTTCTCCCAACTTATACACCACATGTTTTAACTCCGTAAACTGTAATAACTGTACCACCTTATCACAATAAGGGCAACCATCTTTGGAATAGACTGCGAAGTTCTGTAATTGAGACATTTTATTTACGTAAGGTTTTTAAGTGTTGGAGTACAGATTCACGAACTTCCATAAGTTCGTTATAGCATTTTTGATTGTGAG